TCTACAGGACCTCATTTACATTGGGAAATTGGAAGAAGTTGGAATGGAACAATTGGTGGCAAATTTGATCCTCTGCAAATCTATAGTCCAAACGCACCATTTAATACACCACCAGGGCCTGGAGTAGCACCAGGAGCACCAGCACAAATTGCCCCAGCAGCACAACAGAGAATGTCATATCCAGCAGGTATTACTCCAGAAAGGAGAGGGCAGGACATTATCGTTGCTCAACCACCTTCGCAACAAAATATTATTACTTCTGGCGGAGGTGGTGGTGGCGGTGGTGGAGTATCACCAGCATCTAATTTTGTAATGTTAAATAACTTTATCAAAAACAAACTTCTGTTGGATTTAGCGTATCTATAATGTCAATTACAAAGTCCATATATGAAGAACTCATTTTAGAATCAAACGACCGTAGTAGAACGATTGATATTTCTACTGGTGCGATTTCGATTGATTACTATGAAGACATTTTTTCACCTACAATTACCGCAAAAATCAAAGTAATTAACACTGGTAATACAATTGTAGCGGAAAATGGAACAGCAAAACAATCCATCTACAATGGTCTTCCACTTAGAGGTGGTGAAAGACTATCAATGAAAATTGCAGGAAACTCAACAACAAATCCTGGTCTTGATTTTTCAAAAAAAGTAGAAGATTACTTATATGTTTCGAGTATCACAGATGTTATTTCAGAAACTAATCAAGAAAGTTTTACATTGCATTTGGTATCACGAGAGGCAATCACAAATGAAACAACTCGTGTTGGTTCAAAGTATCCCACAACTTTAAAAATTAGCGATTCTGCAGAAAAAATATTAAAAGATGTTCTAAAAACAAATAAAGTTGGAAAAATTGATTCTTCTTCAAATAAGTATGGTTTTATTGGAAATCTAAGAAAACCATTTACTGTTTTAGTGTGGTTGGCAACAAAAGCAGTGCCAGAAAGTTCTGGAAGTGGAACAGCAGGATTTTTATTCTATCAAACTCAAGATGGTTTTCAGTTTAGATCAGTTGATGGATTAATTAATCAGCAACCAAGAACAGATGTAAATGGTAATCGAGTTGTTTATACTTATAGTCAAGCAATGACTTCGTATGATGATGAAGATAAAAAAGTTAATAATGATTTTAAGATTTTAAATTACATAACAGAAAAGAATCAAAATCTAATTGAAAAATTGAAACTTGGCACATATGGAAGTCATCGAATGTTTTTCAATCCTTTAAGTTTTTATTTTTCTAAACCTGAAGAAGGATTATTTAAACTTGAAAATTATGCAGGAAAAACTAAAAATCTTGGAAATCAAATTAAACTCCCACCACTTTCGGAAGGATCTGATAAGACCTTAGGTGATGTTCCAACAAGAATCATTACAGCAGTTTATGATGTTGGAACGATGGAGAAAGATGCATCAACAGAAATCAATTCAGATCAAACTCAATATCAATCTCAATCTTTAATGAGATACAACATTCTATTCACTCAAACACTCAGTATTATTGTTCCTTCAAACACAAATTTGAGAGCAGGAGATATTATCGAATGCCAGTTTCCAAAAATTACGCAAACAAAAGCAAAAGAATATGACCCAGAAACTAGTGGTCTATATATGATTAAGGAGTTATGTCATCACTTTGATGCCAATTATTCATATACATCAATGAAATTGGTTCGAGATACATTTGGTATTAATGTAGAGGCAAAAGAATCATAAATGTTAGACCAGTCATTACTACAAAGTCATTTTATAGGTAGAGATGGATTTCGTTGGTGGATAGGACAGATTCCACCACTCTCTTCTATGGGAAAGCAAGTTGAAGGTGGTGGTTGGGGCAATCGCTTTAAAGTTCGTATTATTGGTTATCATCCCTATAGTGAAGCAGATCTTCCAAATGAAGATTTGCCTTGGGCACAATGTTTGATTCCAACAACAGCAGGAAGTGGAGCAGCAAATGTTGCTACTGGTGTTCAGTTACAGCAAGGTGATGTTGTTCTTGGCTTCTTTTTAGATGGTGATAATGCTCAAATTCCTGTAATTCTTGCAACATTTGGAAGAACTGATCAAGTTCCTTCACTAAATTATCAGTCTCCATTTCAAGCATTTACCGGATATTCTGATTTTGTAGATAAAACCAAATTAACCAAAAGTGAAAGTAACGAACTGAAAGAAAATTCAAATCCATCCCCACAAAGCATTACTCCTGAACAAGCAAAACAACTATCGCAAAGAGTAGGATATGAAGTTATTTCTGAAAATGATGCAATTGGAGATAAAGTTCCTCTAGCAAACACTGTTAAGAACACACAAATTGATAAGATTAAATCAAGAATTCAAAATCTTTTAAAGAAAATTAAAAAACTTCAAGGTGATATTGAAAGAATACGAGCAGAAATTGATAAGGCAGTTAATAGTATTGTCACTTATTGCAATGATTTTATTGGAGGAATGTTTGATTTTCTAATTAATGGAAATGAAGATAAGGGTGGAAAATTTCCCGGATTAAAGGGATTACTTAAAAAAGGTTTAGATTTACTTTATAAATTGGTATTTGCTCAGGTTCTTGCAGCAACAGCAAATCCTGTTGCCGCACATCTTGCTGGAGTAGCAGCACAGCAGGCAATGGTGATTCCTGTTAAATTGTTGGAAGATTCATTTGGATGCGTAATGGGTGCAGCAATAGAAGCAATTAAAGGTGTAGTATCAGAAATCTTAAATTCTGTCGTGGATAATGTCGATCGTTTTGTAAGTTGTGCTGCTGACCAATTCGCCGGATCACTTCTGAATTCTGTTATTGGAGTTCTTGAAACTTTAATGAGCGGACCTTTAGAAGGAGTCGCAAAACTTCTTCAATTTTTCTCAGATTTTGATCTTGGTAATGTTTTGAGAGAAGGAATTGGAATGCTTTCTGAATTTGGTGTTGGATTTGGTTGCAATCAAAATTTTGATGATTTTAAAGGTCTTGTTAATGAATGGACAGTTGGTGGCGGACCTTCTGGATCTGTTTCAACATTGGCAAGTTCAATGGTAGATACATTTGGATCTGTTCAAAGTATTGCAAACATTATCAATTCAGGAATTAATATTAATTCAGTTCAGCAATGTTTTACAGGTGCTTTACAATTTGCTTCACCACCAATTATTAATATTTTTGGCGGTGGTCCTGGATCAGGAGCATCTGCAATTCCAATTTTTGGAAATTTAGTTACAGACTCTAATGGATTTACTACTGCAAGCATTATCGGAGTTCAAGTTACAAATCCTGGATCTGGATACAGATTCCCACCATTTATCGAAATTGTTGATGATAACGATCAGGGATATGGTGCTATTGCGAGATCTATTATAAAAGATGGTAAAGTAGAATCAATTTACATTGTTTCAGAGGGTGAAAATTATTCTGTAGGAAATATTGAAGAATATTCTGTCTTACAAGTTCTCGTTGAAGATGGTGGAAGTGGATATAAAGATGCTCAGGTCACTGACGATCTTGGAAATTCTTATAATTCACAGATTGTCGATGGTCGTATCTATCAAGTCACACCTCTAAATAATATTATTGATAGTCTACCAGTTCTTACGGTTACTTCAAATACAGGAACTGGAGCAATTCTTCGTCCAGTCTTAGGTGCATCTAAGTTTACTGGCGAACTTCAAACATCAATCGATTGTCCAATTTAAAATGGCATCAAGAAAGAAAAATTTATTTAAAAGGCAATTAACAAGTTATAATCCCAATTTTAGGATTGATACCGCAAATCCTCAAATGGGATTGACGGGGCAAGATGTTTATAAGATTTATGGTGTAACTGATAGTGGAGATAATCAATCATCAATCAGTTTGAGTAGTGGTGGATTGATGAGCATTTATAATGACCATTCTCTTCAAATTGTTGGTGGAGAAAAAAACGAACAAGGGCGAGAAGATATTGTTATTATTGGTAAGAATGGAAATGTTTCTATCTCTGCAGATGGAACTGTCCGCATTTATGCAACTAATATTATGTTAGAAGCGGAAGAAGATATTCATATTAAAGCAGGAAGAAATATTAGTATGAAATCTGGTTCTGGTCGTATTATGATTGATGGGATGAAATGTGATGTAAAAGGAACCAGTGGCAATTTAATTTCTCTACTTGGAAAAGATTTTACAAAACAAGTTTTCAAAGGAAGTTTTATTGGAATTGATTTAATTGATGGATTAGTTGCAGGTCTTGTTGATACTGTTGTAGATAATGTAGTAGATGTGGTGACATAAGATGGCAGAAATTAAGTATTATGGTTTAGAATCTCATTTTAACGAGAATGTAACTTTTTATAAGGATGTTAATATTCAAGGTAATTTAAATTATGACTCTTTAATAGTTAGAAATCTTACTGTTAGAGAGCAATCAATTCTTGGAACAGTTAAAGTATCTTCGGGTATTGTAACGGCAACTTCTGGCATTACAACTTATTATGGTGATGGTAATAATTTGATAGTTAGTGGTTCTACTTTACCAAATGCTTCTTTATCAGCACAAATAGTAAATTTAGAGGCATTAATAACAACAGGTGTTCCTTCAGGAGTCATTGTAATGTGGTCTGGAACCATTGCAAATATTCCAACAGGATGGGCACTTTGTAATGGTTCAAATGGAACACCGGACTTAAGAAATAGATTTATTGTAGGTGCTGGCAGTGATACTTTAAGTGTTTGGGGATTTAATAAGACAACTGGTGCTTCTACATTTACAGGAGGTCAATCTTATGTTGGTGTTGGTTCCACTGGTGGAAATGTTGGTGTGGCACTAACAATTGGAGAGATGCCAGCACACACTCACAGCGGAGGTGCTACTTATCCGGGTAGTGGAACAGAACAAAATCAATCTGGTGGTCCTGAAGACTATACAACATTTAATGTTAATACTGGATCTGCTGGCGGAAATGAATATCACGAAAACAGACCTCCATACTATGCTCTTGCTTTCATTATGAAGACTTGACACCCGCCCCCATCTGCACTATAATACTCAGGTAATCAAAAAAACACCAAATGAGCACCGCCCAAGAATGCGTTCAAGGCATTGTGATTGATGTCTGCACCCGCACTTTTCTTCTTCTCAGCGATCATGGCAGTGAGCGCCTGGTAGAGTGTGATACTGTAGAAGAGTTTATGAATGTTCTGGAAGTTGTCACCGCCCAACTTGACCCTGAGCAGATTGAGTATGCTGACCTCGCTATCAAAGGTCAAGAATACATCTAAATAAAAACACAAAAATGGAAGTTTTCACTGTGGAAGAGTTTCAAGAGAGGTTTGAAGAACTGATGAAACGAGTTGAAAATGGGGAGCATTTAGGTATAATTGATGAAGATGGACGAGCGGCAGTTATGATGCCTGCGGATGATGACCTCATACGAATACACACTGAGTTAAACAACGAGGCATCATAAACCGCAAGGGAGCATAGCTTAATTGGTTAGAGCGGGCACCTTATAAGTGCTTAGTGCGGGATCATTCCCCGCTGTTCCCATTTGCTATTTGCGAATAGCGAATGCTCGTTTAGCAATCTAGGAATGCAATCGTCTCATAAACGATGGAAGGTCGGAGCGTAACCGACAACGAGCACTTGACCATAAAGACTTTTTGAGTTATTATGGTCTTACAATTAAATACGCTCGCGTAGTCCAACGGCAGAGACAGAAGACTTATGTAAAATTGAGCTTCATTTGGGAAACCTTATGAATGTAACTCCTCAAATTCGGTGAAACCTGTAAAATGGCAATACCGAGCCAAGCATCGTAAGATGAAGGTGTAGAGACTAGACGGGGAGCACCTAAACTGAAAAGTATGGTGAAGGTATAGTCCAGACCACAAACTGTAAGGGCAAGGAAACTTGTAGTGGTAAGAAAATCTTCACAGTGTCGGTTCGAATCCGACCGCGAGTATTAAAAAATAAATATAAGATATGGGAAAACCCAATGTCCTATCGTATCGACACTGCATACTGCTGGTACAATAATGGTAGTATGATTGTGAAGATGTATTTTGTGAATCACGTTCCTTTTACATTTGATGAATTGCCCGATGGACACTTATACGATCAAGATCTTTGTAGGGCAGCAGATAAGAATCGCACATTTGAACCAGAAGACTTATACAGAAGTTCGTTCTATCTTATCGATGAGGAATGCCATCCTATGTTATTTCCAGTGGATTTAGAAAACCCTGAAGACCTTCCTGATGACCTTGAATTTGAATATGATGAGGAAGATTTGACTTCATAAATAAAGAATAGAAATAATCTAGAAGCAGTAATACAATGCCCCTTAACAAACTTGATAATTTCATTAAGAACACTGAAGGTCGCATCCTATATGTAAATCCAAATGACCTGGATTCAACAGATTCCATTGAAAATCAAGGAAATTCTCTTGCTCGCCCATTTAAAACAGTCCAAAGAGCACTGTTAGAAGCGGCAAGATTCTCTTATGTTGCTGGAGATAATAACGATTTAGTAGAAAAAACGACAATTCTGTTGTTTCCTGGTGAGCACTTAATTGATAATAGACCTGGTTTTGCAATTTATGATAATGGTGGGGCTGCCTATGCTGTATCGAGAGCAGGTGGAGCAGGAGTTTTAGCATCTTCAGTATTATCTTTAGGTCTTGATTCTAATTTTGACCTAACACAAGAAGACAATATTCTCTATAAATTTAACAGTTATTATGGTGGTGTTGTTATTCCAAGAGGAACTTCAATTGTTGGTCTTGATTTAAGAAAGACCAAGATTCGTCCAAAGTATGTTCCGAATCCAACTGATGATGCAGTAGCAAAATCAGCAATTTTTAGAATTACTGGTGCTTGTTATTTTTGGCAGTTCTCTCTGTTTGATGGGGATTCGAGTGGTGTAGTTTATACAAATCCAGATAATTTTGGAACTACAAATCAATCAACACCAAACTTCTCTCACCACAAACTCACTTGTTTTGAGTTTGCAGATGGTGTAAACAATATTGGTTCTTATGGTCTCACAGACCTTGATATGTATTATAGCAAGGTCTCAAATGCTTATAATGCATATCGAACTATTGATGAGAAGTATCCAGCAGATCCTCTTGGTTTTGCAAAAAGAAATCCAGAGTGGGAAATTGTTGGTGCATTTGCTTCCGATCCGATCATTATTAGTAACATTATTTCTGGCAATGGAAGCCAAGCAGATTCACGTGTTACAGTTACAACCTCAGCAGC